GGTAATAAGTTTTCTGACAATTTCATTTTAACAGAAAAAGAGGGTGGAATTGTACCACCCTCTATCGCTTATTCTACCAAACTTTCACGTTTAATCTGCACCTGTTTTACATCTGTCAAAGTTCTGTAATTTGTGTGAGTATCATCAACGTCATAAAAACTCATATAGATTTCTCTTTTCATTATATGATACTGACAAGGAATAGTATAGAAAAGTGTTCCACTTTGCACAATTACTGAACTATCAATAACGCTATATCCTGCACCATCGCCGATATAACTTGTACTATCTATAGCAGCTACAAGATACTCTGTACCGTTACAATTAATAGTAGTATCACCGACTGGTGCAATCACTGTATTTCCCCAGATGATTCTACTTTTATTGCCGTCATAGTTTGTCACAATATTCCAAACACTACCAGGAGTTAACGCCCACTTAGGACTAAACCTAACAATAGCATTTACGTTAAAGAAACTAGGATTACACGAGCCAGTTTTCAAGGCTTCTGAAACGTAAAGTCCTATCTTTGTATAACCTGTCTCGTTCGGGTGAAACCCGTCAGCACCCATAAGACCATCAGAATGAATAGAATACTGTACGTTGTTCAAGTAAAACCAATCAACCGCATTAAACTGATACGCTTCACACACCTTGTTTAATTTATCCCAGTTAGTCGAATTAACATCCCAACCAATCATTCCACAAAAGATTTTAGCGTTAGGAAATTTACTTTTCGCTTTACTGTAAAAACTCATTTCAGCAGTTTGTATCGCGTTAATGTCCGCTGGCTCATTATAACCACCGCACACAATTATATTTTTTACACTCTCTGGTGTGTCAACTTGAACACTATCAAGTAACGATTCAAAAGTATTGTTTGCTACTGCAAAACCAGTACCACCACGACAGCTTATCACATAGTCTGTAATCCCACAATTTTCGATAACATAATTTTCCCATGGCTTAATAGTGTAACCTTTTATACCACCTGTATTATCGAATATTGTGGTATAACCCTCACCGTAACTATCACCAATGAAAACAGTCTTACCCGATAAATCAAGTTGACCAAATCTTTTCCAGAGTCTTTTAGTTTCTTCTTTGGATTCAGCATCACTGATAAAAAGTTCTGTTCCAGATAAATCAATTTTTTCAATATATTTTTTCATTGTTTACCACCTATATTATCCCTTTGCATACACGAATAAAGTTTTACTTTCTTCGTTATATGATGCATTTAACAACACTTCGTTTTTGTGCTCATTAATCCACTGATTGAAAAGTTGTTCAGTGTTATTACCAATAAAATTAACTGCGTCAATCGTTTTATTTAAAACACCGACAACGTGCGTTAAGCACTCGTAGTATGATAATGAATCATCAAACACACTTGGTAAAACTGGCGTAACCAAAGGAAAACACATACGTCTAATGTTCTCATATCCTGTCATTTTTTTCACCTCACTACCATAAATTTAAAAATAAGTCGTTAAACTCTTCAATAACCATCATATCAATGTTTAGAAAAGTTTCACGGTATTCTTTTAATAAAGAACTGTAATTTTTACTACCTTGTTTTCCAGTGATTTTTTCGATATATTCATCTGTTGTATTTGCTTCTGTTTTATTGGTATTTGTTTCATTGTTAACGCTATTTGTATTTGTATTTACATTTGTTGTGTTTTCGTCAATGTTTTTCCTAGCGTTTGTTAAATATGTTTCATTTTCAACACCTGTCAATGCACCCTGTGGTGTATCGCTATATAAATCACGATTTACACCGTTATTCTGTGTAACACTGTTAGCATTAACTGTCGTATTGTTAACAGTTCTATTGTCACCGTTACTAACCGTATTACCTTTACCCTTATGCTCTCTTGTCAAATCTACGTCAAAAAATGGATTAAATTTAAGATTGCACGATTCATATAACTGGTTATATAATGGCATAATTTCTTCGAGTTTAGTATTCATCCACAACTGCCATACACCAAAAGTTTCAGCACCAATTTCACGCAAGTAAAAATGTTTCAATATTTTTGAGCAAATTATCTTTCTATAATCTTCATCAAAAATTTTTACTTTCGTTGTAAAAATTTTATCCCATGATTTAGAAATTATTTCATCAACTGATAAAGAACCCAGACTTTCATTTAATCCACTTTTACTTTCGCAGATAAATCTAACTTGCGTTGTGTATTTACTCAAGGCTATCACCACCTAACGTATCATTTTCAATGTCTGTACTTTGAAAATCTTCTCTGTAATCAACAGTTATATTCAGTCCAAACATTTTATTAATTTTTTTAACTGCTCTACGTCTGCTTTCAAGTCTTGAATATCGACTAGCAATCGTTCCACCTTGATTTCTGATAACCTCATCTGTAATCATGCGTTCTTTCTTTGTAGTGTTGATATTTGAAATACCTAAATAAGTGAGTGCTTCATTCCAGATTTTAACCTTTAAGTCATAGATTTTATCACTAACAAAAGGTGCGTCTGTTTTTAACACACTAAGACTTTTGATATCTAAATTGCTGTCACCAAAAATAACAGGATAATTACCCTCATATTGCATGTAAAGATTTTTCATAGTCAACTTTTGTTTTTCATCACAAGTTATTAAAACAGGTGTTTTTTGAGCGTTTGCGTTGATGTCAACTATTCTATCAAGATTGTATAATCTATATGCAAACATTTGTACGTCAAGTGCTGAATTAGTTCTCAGCATATTGTTCCATATAATTACACTGTTGTCTTTATCAAGAGTTGTTTGAAATTGGTTGTATCTGCTATACGCTCTACGCCTAGTAGGTTCACCGTAAATATCGAATCCACCTTGATATGTCATATTCAAAGCTAATTCGCCGATTACATCATCTTTAAAAAATACCATACAACCAGAAGAAAAAAGCCCTAGTTCTAAGTATCTTTCATCAACCGTATCCGGTAAATTTTTCCATTCAAACATTGACATAGAAAGTTCCATTAACCTGTTGTAGTATTGTACATAAGTAGCACCATTCGCCATTAGCGTAGCATGGAACGCTTGATTTTTCTTTTTCTTCATTTTTCACCACCTATAACACCGAGTTATCAACTTCATAGTTTCCTACGTTTTCACCATTTACCCACCATGTAATACCACTGTCAAAACATTTACAAATTGTTCTAATAGCATCTACGGGTATATCACCGCGAACCACGCAATCTTTTGTTTTTATGAAAGTAAACTCTTTTCTAGCATGAATGTTTGGAACAGCCACTACATTTAAAGCATAACCGTAAGTTGTGAAGAAATCATCAACTTGTTTCAAATATGATTCAGTTAAACATTTAACTTTAATTCTAGGCACTTTTTGTAATAACGTAGCAATAATCTGACTGTTATCTGTGGTTAGTAATTTGTTAGGTTGATTGTACGCCACAATAGCACCGTTAATTTGTGATGCGATACTAGTAGCATTGTAAAAAGTACCAATAGCATTACCACTGTATAGATTTGCAGTAGCAAGAGTTAAACTTGATGCAAGATTAATTTTTGTCTGCATACCGTTATTAGCAACCCACGCCCTGTAAGTATCACTCGCAAATGAAACCATAGGAAAATTCCCTATAACAAATGATTCTGAATAGTTTTCAGTTTCACCCTTGTAAGATAAGGGCGTAATAGCAATTTCTGGATTGCCAATATATTTTCCGTACACATGAAAATTAACATTGCTACTGTTAAATAATTCCGGATAATAATACTGACTATTTTCACAATCGTCTGTTGCTTCATACACTGTATACGGTGATGAAAACAATTTGTTGTTTTTCGGGACATACCCTCTAAAATTATCTGGTACTTTCACATTAATATTATATCGAATAGGTGCTGTCTGACCATATTGTAAAATATGAACAGTATCACTACTTGTATTGCAAAAAGCACTAGGGAACATATAAGCACTATAAATGCTATTCTGGTCATACCCAGTAAGAATATTTTCAAGAAAATCTTTAACACTAGTTGTTGAATTTTTGCAAATATAATATTCTGCACAGGAAACCATGCCATTCTGAACCAGTGCGAGGATATCATTTTTTCCAGACGGTGCTACACAAACAATTAAAACCCACTCATGGAAATCACCAATGTGTATTCCTGTTGAATCAACTGTGGTATTTGGTAAATAGCTGTCGAGCGTAACCATGTTACCGAAGTCAATACTTTCTGGTTCAATGTGTTCATATTTATTATCTGTGACTGTGTGTTGTCGTTCAATATAGCATTCTTTTAATTGCATTTCAAACAACCATGTTTGTATCTCGTCAATTTCAAATTCAACAGTTGACATTTCATTGTTAACATACTCAATTTTTGTAATAAACGCATAGAACCATTTATCACCAAAATTTATGTTTTTAAACATCATATAATTACACTCATAGATGTTATCGGCACAAATGCCAACCCTTGCAACACCTTTGTTAATTCTCTGGTACGAATAATTACCCAAACTATATTTTTGTTTAGAAACAAAATATCCAATCTGGTCAGCGTGTGTTTGAAAGAATAACGTGTGTTTATAGCTGTTATCAAGTGGCACGTCTTTTAAAAGCCTTATATTTGTAGTCGGCTCGATATACATTATTCATCTCCTATATAGATTAAAAATTCATTAGCACACTCTATTGTTGCATTTGAAATAAATTCAATATAAGTTACGTCATTTACAACTACTGGTAAACATATTGATTGGGAAGGCTCTACATTATCAGTATTTACAAGAATAATCGAATAAATTTTGCAACTTAATTCTGCATTATGGTTACTACTGTTAATAGAATAGTTTGAAAAAGAATGAAGCAAAGTTGAATCAACCGTATCAATAATATATTCCCAGTGACCCTTAATCGGTATTACAGGTAAGTTTTGCAATTCCTTTTCATCTAAACTATCAAAAGTTGATTTTAAATTTTTACTGCCGTTTCTAATATTTTCGCCTACATTCCCCCACACTTTACCGCTTGAATCAACAAAAGCACTTTTATTAATTTTCTGTTCTGTCATAATCCCTCGTTTCTGAGGGTGGAAAAAACCACCCTCTTAAAAGTATTATATTATATTATATTATATTACTGCTTTGTAAGAACAACACTCGCGCCGACATTACTATTTGCGTTAATCTTAGTCGTGCTATTCGTATAAGTAACACCACCATTTTCAACCACAATCTGAATCTGTGAACTCTTCCCTGCTGGAATCATATACGCACCGTAGCCGTGAACGGCAATACCGTTTGTAACTAATTCCTCAGTCTGAACAAATTTTGCTACGTTTGGTGAGAGTTTAGCACCGTCAGTACTTGCTTCAACAGTTAAAACAGTTGCATTGTCAGCTGTCATTTTTCCAGTAATCTCAGCAGTGATAGTATCAGGTAATGCCACATCTGCGGTATCATCCACAAATACAATCGCATTTGCAAACGGGTTGTGTGTTACGATTTTCCAAACATGATAGAAATAATTCCATTCCATAGTCGAAGCCATATATTTCTCTGTAAACTTGTTCAGTTTATCGTACACTTGAAACCACTCTTCGTCAATCAAAATAGCTTTGACATGTTTCATCAAATCAAGCTCAGCCTGCGTTACCTCTTCAAGTCCGTCAGATTTCTCACGAATAGCAGTAAATCTGTCGTTGTCAAACGTAGCAAAATTATCAACTAAAAATAAACGCCCCATGAACTCCGCTTTATCCATATTGAACGCCCCTGCTAATACTTCAATGTCGTATTTTGCATTGAACATAGCGTCCATGAAAATAACCTGTCTCTCTTTTGGTGTAGTATTTTTTACACCTGCTTCATTATATTCAGAACTCATAAAAGGTAACATGTTTGAATGTCCTCTAAACTGAACACCTGCATCAGTTGTTTTTGTTCCGTCACCGATAGAAACTGGATACATTTTACCGTGTGAAACAGCTTTAATAATGAGATACTTGAAAAGTAAATACTCATCATAGTTACTTGAAGTGTAAATGGCATCAACCATTTTAGCGATTAAATTGGTTACGCCGTCGGCAGAAAGAAAAGCTAAATTTAAGTCGCTTTCGTTAATAGTTTCTGGATAAACAACACGCCAGTTAATAGCGTAAAATACAGATTTTACATCTGGGAAATTTCTCTGAAATTCTCTGGCTTTTGCCGATTCTTCGTCATAAACCTGTACATTTACAAGTGAAACAAAAATGTCCTCGATACTTTCACCATATTCGAGATAACCTTTTTTAAGAATTTCATAAGGATTGTTGAAAGTTGCTGATCGTGCTTTTACCAATGCAATTCTGTTCACAAGTGCGTTAAGAAACTGATTGCTTAATGATGTTGACCCGAAAATGATTTCGCCTACCCGTGGAATATCGGCTTCTTTTTCAACAACAGGTACTGCGTTCTGATATTCAAGTCCTGCGTTCTGTCTGATTACATTTAAAATATCTCTTGTCGTAGCATTTAACGTGCTAACTGCAACTCTTTTTGGCATTATAACACCCCTCTCTTACTCAAATAAATCTTCAAAATTTTTCTTTTCTTTCTCTTCTGGTTCTTCGATATCATCTTCTTCAACTTCTTCTTTTGAAGTGAAAAACCTGTCACGATATTTTTCACGCCATTTTTTGTCATTTTCTTCGTATTTAGTTTTCCAATCTTCTGTGTTTGAAAAACTTTCAAAAGTGTCAGAAATATCTTCAATGAACTCGATTGCTTCGTCACTATCATCTTCTCCGATTCTTTCTCTGACTTTTTTCATGATTTCATCAACCGTTTTAACTGCCATTATATCACCTCTTTCTTACATACATCCATATCGGCATTTTTTTCTTTTTTGTCGGCGTTGGTGGAACTGGTGAACCACTGAAAACTTCATACCATTTTAACGCTAATTGTTGCCTTAATTCAGTATGATTTGTAGCAGGGTTTCTATCTGGTCTTTCATATGCTACCATAAACAGTATAGCAAGTTTATCGGGTGTCCAACCTAACGTATTTTCTTTGAACTCCTGTGCTGTAACACCTACCATGTCTGCGGTCGCCCCACTAGGTATATAAGGTGTTATAAAAGCGTTCGTGGTATACCATTGATTTCCTAATACAAATAATTCACCATCTAAGCAATTACATTGCACTGTTCCGTCTGTATACGGCGATAAATTTAGTGAATCACATGCTTCAATCAAATCGTTTTTCGGTGTCCACTGAAAAATACCGTACCCTGTTCCACCAACTTCTTCTAATTCTGGGTTGATACCGCTCTCTGCTTCTGCGTTTCCTGCAAGTGCTGATATGGTTTCTAAACTGTAACCTAAACCGCTAAATATTCCATAAAAAATATATGCATTATTTAGCGTTTCCGCCTCGGTTAAATGCGCATTTTTTGAAATCCATTCAGTCATTATCTTATATACACCCTCGAATTATAAATTGCACACACCCATCCGCTAGGGATTTTAATCCATGTGTTGCCGTTTTCGTCCATTGCAATTTCTTTACAAGTTACTTTTGTACCATGCATTAACTGTCCTCTTGAATTAGCGTGTTTTCTTCCGTCAAGGGTAAGACCATCAGCGTTTTTCCTCTTGCTTTTTACATCTGGTCTGATTCTAACATTCAAGTTGTCGACTGTGACAGTGTAAATGCTACCTACTTTAAAGTAAACACCACTATCGTTTTTTTCTTCACAAACTCGTCTTGCACAAACTAAATCTAATCTACGATATAAGTTAGAAATAACCACGCCTTTACCCTTATTATTTTTCGTGTTTTTCTGTGAACCTATACTTTCGATCATCAATTTGCCACCTAAATAAATAGCACAATGCGTTATTTTTGTTTGTGATTTTCCGAAGAAAAGCAAGTCACCACTTTTAATAGAATCTAAGGAAACAGATTTACCAATTAAAGAAAAACCCTGTGCTGTTTTTCTTACAGTTTTATAACCAGAATCTTTCAATGAGATGTACATTAAACCACTACAATCCAATCCGCCCTCTTCCAGACTTTCACCGCCCCACACATAGGGTGTACCAATGTATTTTTTTGCATTTTCAATTAAAGTTTCTGCTAACATTTATTTCCCCAATCTTTCAATTAGCGTATTCATCTTTTCAAGAGCAACAGTATTATTCGAAATGACTGTGCTAAGATTGTCAACTTCGTCTTTATGCTGTGTGTTCAATTCGTCAATACGTTTGTTTGTTTCATCATACATATATTTTACGAAGTAAGCCATTACACAACAAGCCACGACAGGAAATACATAATTCCCTAAGATGTTTAAAAAATCTGCACCCATAATTTCACCCCCCTTTTTATAAGTTAATCTTATAAGATAATAAGTTTTTCTTATAAATGAATTGTATCACATTAGTTGACAAAATTCAATAGGTATGCTATAATTTATTAATAAGAAATTCTTATAATGTAATAAGTTTTACTTATGAGAGGTAAAAAGAAATGAGTGAAAAAGAATATTATGACGGCACTAAACTTTTGTCATTAAAAGACTTAAACGGGAATACACCAGAGATTTACATGTGTACTGGCAATAGAACGGGCGGAAAGACTACTTATTTTAATAGATTGTTGTTGAATAGATTCAAAAAAAGACAACAAAAATTTGCACTTATATATAGATATAATTATGAATTAGATGACGTTGCTGATAAATTTTTCAAAGATATTCATACTCTGTTTTTTCCTAACGATGAAATCACTAGCAAATCTAGGGCAAAAGGAATATATCATGAACTTTTTTTGAATGATGAAAGTTGCGGATATGCTTTAACTTTAAACAGTGCCGACCAGATTAAAAAAATGAGCCATCTTTTTTCTGATGTAGAAAACATGTTTATGGACGAATATCAGAGTGAAACTAATCACTATTGTAATGATGAAGTTAAGAAACTAATTTCAGTTCACACTAGTCTTGCTAGAGGTCAAGGAAAACAGGTAAAATATTTACCGCTTTTTATGGCTTCAAATAGTGTTAGTCTTATCAACCCTTATTACAGTGTTTTAGAAATTGGAAATAGACTAAGAAATGATACTAATTTTTTAAGAGGTAACGGTTTTGTTTTAGAACAGTGTTTCATAGAATCAGCATCCATAGCACAACAGGAAAGCGGGTTTAATAAAGCGTTTTCAAAGGATTCATATGTGGAATACTCAAGTCAGAATGTTTATCTGAATGATAATTATGCTTTTATTGAAACACCCAAAGGCAAGAACAAATATTTAGCAACCCTCATTTATAAAGGTCAAAAATATTCGTTACGGGAATATAGGGATATAGGTATCATTTATTGTGGTAAAAATTATGATGAGAGTTTTCCTTTTAAACTTTCAATAACAACAGCAGATCACAATGTAAATTATGTTATGCTAAAATCAAATGAGTTTTTTATTTCAAATATGCGATATTATTTTGAAAAAGGGTGTTTTAGATTCAAAGATTTACAGTGCAAAGAAGCTATCTTAACTGCTTTATCATATTGATATCTTCTTATAATGTTTTTCATGTCACAACTAGGACGCACGGTTGAAATTATACTGCTAGTGTGAATTGCGGTTTTGCGAACCGTCTTGAATAACTTATAAGATAAAGATATAAAAAAGGACGGATTGTAAAAATCCGCCCTTTATTTTTATCTGTAAACAAATACATATATGTCATATAAACTATCTGGATTTTGAATTATAAAAGCATCTTTGTTCCGTGTTATATCAGATAATTTATTTATTAACTGAGTATAACTTATTTTCTTTGAAATCGTCATACCATTTTTAATTATATAAAAATAATTATTTTCATATTCATTGTCATAAAGTTTAATACATTTTTTAATATCTTCAATAGAATAACAACTTTTAGGTTTAAAAATTTCACTTCGTCGCAATGCAGAAGATAATTTTCTATCTAAATCTTCAAAACTTTCAAACTTAATTTCTAATTTCATTTTTGTTTCACTCATTTTATATAGTCTCTCCTTTATTTTATAATGAAACGAATACATATATTTCACTTTTATAACTAGGATTTTGAATTATAATAGCTTCGGTATTCCATGTTAAATAACATATTTTATTTATAGTTTGTACATAATTAAGTGCTCTTGAAATCGTTTTGCCATTTTTAATAATATTGTAATAATTATCTTCATTTTTTGGTTCGTAAAATTTAATTTTTCTTTTAATTTCTTCAACTGTGTAAAGTTCCATATCTGGCAACTTACAGATTTTATCACAACGATATAATAAAGAAAATAGTTTTTTGTTTAATTCTTCGTAATTTTCAAATTCAATTTCTAATTTCATTTTATATAATCTCTCCTTTGTTTTATATTGAAACAAATACATATATGTCAGATAAGCAACTAGGGTTTTGAATTATAATAGCATCCTTATCTATTGTTATTGCACGTAAATCAACGATTGTTTCTTCATAATTTCTCGCCCTTGTAACCGTTCTACCGTTTCTAATAATGTCAAAATAATTGTTTCGGTAAACATCATCATATAATTTAATACGTTTTTTAATTTCTTCGACTGTATAACATGGTCTTATATTGGGGATTATAGGGTCTGGTAATAAAGAACTTAATTTTTTTCTTAAATCTTCTTGATTTTCAAATTCAATTTCAAGTTTCATTTTTGTAATTCTCCTCTTCAATAAAATTTTCTAAGCACTCGTCAGCATACGGACAAAATAAACACGCATGTAAACACTGACCGTCAATCCATTTTATTTTTAAAATTTTAAAAAACTGTTTTAATGTTACTTTTTTCATCATTTAATTTCACCTCTATTTCTATTGTTTCACCAATTAATTTTTCAGTGCTATATTTTACTAATTTCCCTGAAAGTAAATTAGCTATATCATTTACAGAAATATCAATTAATAATTTCAATTTTTCACCTCATTTCATAATAAGTTTCTGTTAACAAAACGCCACCTTTTATTCTTTTAGGAAGTAATTTTCCAGGGATTTTTAAGCCAACTTTAAAATCAGACATACTTCGTTTTGTTTTCAAAAATTCAAGCTTTTCTTTTGTTTTTAAATCTACTTTTGTATCTTCCAATGTATGCTCTGTCATGGATTGCACAAACAATTCCTTGCAAGTGTCTGGCATTCCTGCACATTTGACATTGTAATATGGATTTTTTAAAGGCTTCAAATCTTCATGCGTAACATGTTCAATATATGTTTTTTGTCGTGTGAAAATAGCTTCATCCCATGAACTCTCTAATTTCCACGCGCAGAAATTTGTTGGATGAACCTTGATTCCTTTTATTTCATCTGGCTGTAAATCACAATGAATACTATCTGTATCAGCATAAATGAAACCTTTTTTATCAACGCCATAATAATTTTTTTGTGCGGCTCTTATCGTGAAATTTCTTGCATAAGAAGTAATAGCCGCTCCGCTTGCTATATGTCCTGCTTTCTTTTCGTGTTCAGTAGATGTTATAAAACCAATGTTTCCATTTTCTTTTAAATATGCTACCTTGAAACTAGAATCGTCATTACTTGCTAATTTACCGTATAAGTTATTCAAAAAAAGTTTTGCTTCTGTTCTCTTTGCACCTTTACTTGTCTCTTTTATTTTCCTGTATTTGTCAATGTATTCGTCAAACATTCCTGTCAGTGCATAAAACCAACAACCATCTAAGATTTCAAAATCAACTAGGTTATAATGTTCTTTTATCAATTCAAAATCAATCATTGATAAAGTTAATGTTACACGTGTATCGCATTTTTTACCAGAATATTTTTCGATATATTCAGAATAATATTGCTGTGTTTCTTTATCATAATAATCTGAGGTTGTCAAAGATTCCGTGCTTTTATATAAGAAAGAATCTTTTATCTGAATAAATGGCAAATACCCATCTTTTAAATAAAATCTTGTTTTTACTCTTACATAATAAAAAGTTTCACTTGTTTGTGCTTCTTTTGGAATATAATTACCACACCAGAAAGACGCATAGCCGTGCGGGTAACGATTACCAGATTCGCTATGCATCATTGACGGATAAAGCGAATTTACATCTGCTGTTGTTCCGTTTCTTTTAATCTGATTTTCTTTGCCCTTTACAAGATAGCACCAACCACCCCTATATGCTTTACGAATATAAGCATCTGCGTTATCATAACCGTATACACTTTTATCAATTTCTTGTTTCGTCAAGTCTGGAAAAAGCATATTATAATCTGTTTTTGAAACAATTCTTTTGAACTCTGACAAACAGCAACTTCCGATAGTTAATTTATCGTGACCCTCGTCGAAAAGAATTTCGAGTGCTTCTTTTACAACTAGAACGTCATTTGCAATATATCTTTTTTCCTTATCAGTTATTTCACAACCTGCAAACCTTTTTCCCTTGTATTCCATTTCAAGCTTTTTGTGCCTCGTTCCAAACGATTTTCCGATTTGTTTCACTGAAAAAGGAAGAAGTTTCAATGAATCTCTGACTTGAATTATAATGCCGTTTACTTTAATAGTGAATGTGTACCATTGCCCCATTCTTGAAATAGAATATTTAAAGGTATTATTTTTCATGTCTTTTTCTTTTAACCATTTATACGACGTTTTTTCATCATTCAAAATTTCATATGCTTGTTCAAATTTGCATTTATTAATAAAATAATCAAGCCAGAAAGAACCGTCAAATTTTAAATTATGATAAAACACACAAATGTTTTCACGGAACGACTGTAAATATTGAAAAGTTGCGTCTATGCTTTTCAAAATGACTACATTATCTGTATTCATTTCAACGATAGCAGAAGCCCACACTTCCGTTGAAGTTTGTGAGTGAATATCTTCATCAACAGTTGTTTCGAAATCACCGACAAAATATCTATATCTTCGCTCATGCATTAGTAATCAACAAAACTTTCATAATATTGGTTCAATTCCTCAATCATTTCAGCTTCTTCAAATGATAACGCCGAACCTTTTAATATTTCTGCTAACTCATTAAATGATGCTATGATTTCAGATTCATTGCTGTCGTGCATTATTTTATCCAATAATACTCTTATTCTATCCTTATTATCGTTTAAATAATTCGAATACTTTTCAAACGTATTATATTGTGATGCTATATCAGCACGATCGTTAATCAAAGAAATTAAAAAATTTTTATGCGGTGTAAAATCGAGAAAAACTTGATATGAAACATAACGACCGTTCGGCAATTCGTTTATCATTGAAATAATTTCATTAATAAAGTCAAAAGTAGGTGTTTTTTCCTGTTCTCTTTTTTTCTGCTCTGCTTTTCTTTTTCTAGTCTCAGCACCTTTTTTCGCTGACGCTGAACGCTCTCTTTTTCGTGCTTCTAAACCAGACAACTCACGAAAATCTGAATATAACCCACGGTATGTAGCAGAAGCGTATAACTTTTCTGGCGTTATTTTTTTCAGTTTTTCAACTGATTCTTTTCTAATACGCTTCGGAAGTTGTGGCTCTTTGAAGCTAAAAGAATAACCTCTTTTCTCAGCTCGCTTTATGAAGCGTTTTATTCTTTTTATTTCTTTTTTATATTGTTCCTTGTATGTCATTTTTCCGATACCTCATAAAAGAAGCGAAGCGGGTATTTCCGCTCCGCCTGTTTAGATTACATCAAACTGTTTACATCAAGTACGCAATTAATAAAATCACGCCCCGCTTTTGTTTCACCAGATTTCTTAATGATTGAAAAGGCTTCGCCGTCCATCAGTTCAAAGATTTCAAGAAATGAACGCTTAAACGTCTGAGACTGACAAGCGTATACTTTTTTGTCTGGCGTGATAAGTGAAAGAATGTCTGTTTCCTCGCCATTCTGGTTTTTATCCTTGAACAGAATATAACCGTCAACAGGAATTGAAGTTTCATCATCCACGTTTTTTAATGAAATCACGTCTGGTGAAGAAGTCATAAGATAAATTTCTACCTTAGTAAACTCTCTTGAATTTTCATAAATCTGCATTTTTTATTTACCTCTCTTTTCTAGTTCTCTTCTTTTTTCTGTTTTACGATTTCATGAGCGTACTGAATGAATAAGCTTTCTGACATTCCCATCAAACACTCTTTTTCTTTGAAGTCTACGACTTCCACGCATTTAAGGGTATCTGTATCATAGATTTCTTTAGCTTTTGTCAGCATGTCAGAAACTTCTTTGTACGTGCGTGGCAATGTTACTTCAATGTTTTTCACCTCGCCAATTGAGGTGTCAACGCACATCAATACGCAATGTGTGCTCTTAATTGTTCTTGTTACCATGTTTTCTTTTCTTGCCATTTGTTTTTACCTCTTTTCTTTTTTTTTTTGCTTTTGACAACTTCTGTCAAGGGATTCGAACCCATACAGCCCAGTTACACGACAGAAACTATATTATCAAGGAAAGGAAAAAGACAAGTACCTTTTTGTTTGGTACATTATTATAATAGCATATATTATAATTATTGTCTATTTCTTTATTCTTATGACATTATAAGTACCACTTATAATAGATTATTAGCAACAACTAACTTGCTGTATTTCAAATAAGCTAGTTATTTACAACTAACTAATTATATTCGTATGAACTCGTCAAGAAAAGTTAATCTTCCATGTCGATAGAAATATGGTTTTCCGTTGCCGTCTACATGAGTTCTAACACGTCTAGGTTGTGAAATTATGCAATCGTCGTACAAATCAGCTACTACGAAATCACAAGTTCCTACGTCAAACTCATCCGGCTGAAATACCACAATAGCACAAGACGCTGACAATGACAATATCGCAATTGGCTCGTGATAGCCATATCTTACATTTCTAGGGGTTCTTTCTGTAATTTTTCTCATTTTTCTTTTCCTTCTCTTTTATAACTCAAAACTTTCCCACGGTGACAAAATTCTGTCATATGCGATTTCAAAATCCCTATATGAAGCTGTGTTTTCACCGATAAAATACTGCAAAGCTGACCACCCGCAATATTCCAGTGAAATTTTATCCAATGAGTGATCATACCCATGAATAACCCACTTTTCATTTTGTTCTGATACGATGACTGCCATATATGATGCACTTTTTACATCACGTTTACAGTCTCTTTGCAAAATTTTTACGCTTTCTAACTTGTAACTTAACATTTTTCTTTTTCCTCTTTTCTTTTTTATTTCCCTTGCGGTAATCCTGTCTAGGGATTCGAACCCATACAGCCCAACTACACGACAGGTTATAAGCTATTTTATATAAGGTGGCTCATTTTCCCATGCTTTATGCATTTCACTTACAAAAGTTCTATCACAACTAATACCTGCTGACGCCAAACCTGCACACATACCAGCAATAAATTGAGGCTTAATTAATTGTAAATCTTTATCATTATATACACATTTACATAATGACGATTTAAGGCGTACTAAATACAATGCATAACTTTTTTGTGGTTCTTCTATTTTTTTTTTCATTTTTTCTTGCCCTCTTTTCTTTTTATTTACATTGTGATAATACGCTAATTTGCGTATTTTGCAGATGCAAGCCAGAAACCTTGCATCATGTTATAAATTGCATCATAGCAATATTGCTTTGTACCAACGGCATATATTGTTCCATTTTCAGCGTTTACAACGTGGGCATAACCGTTATAGTAACGAACCTCAATTTTCTGACCTGCAATTTCAGAAAAATATTCGCATCTTTCTTGTAATAATTTTTTTGTCATTTTCTTGTCCTCTTTTCTTTTTTATTTTACCTTTGCGGTAATCCTGCCTAGGGATTCGAACCCTTGCAACCCAAAACATGACAGGTAATTATATTATTTATAAATAGCGTTATTGGTGATTTCGGTAAACCAATCGTCAATGTCAGTGAACTCTTTTCTATATGACGGTTTGTCATAATCAATAGCAATTTCTTGTATTAATGTTTTATAACAAATTGCTTTATTATAACAATATTCATATAATTCATGATTGCCGTCTTTATTATATTGTATTGCAATTTTAACTAATTTCTCGATTTCTTTTTTTACGTCATTCACTTTAATTGTTTTTCTCATTTTTTCTTTCTCCTTTTTTGTTGTTCTTTTTTGTTTCTATAATTATTATATCAGATTGTACCAAAAATGCAAGCGTTTTTTGTACTTTTTACAGGTAAAATATATACAAAAAACATGTACATATTTTGTGCACTTTTAAGGGGAAATGAAATTGTCAGAAAACTTATTAC